ATGGAAGTGGAGCCACGGCGGTCAATGTAGCGAATGTGGATTTCATAATAGCAATTTTGATTATAATTATTGCCCGTGCTGTGGCGCGAAGATGGACGGAGGCGAAGACAAAGAGCATGGAGCACGATGAGTATAAGCAGGTCCGGAGGCTACTGTGGCACTGGGGACGGATTGACCGGCGGATAGATGAACTGCTGGAGCAGATACGGCTTGCGCAAGTTAGGATGAACGCGCTGTATGAAATCGGCGGGTCGCCCGCCATGGACGGCCTGCCGCACGGCACGACGCCTGGCGACCCGGTCATGCGGGCGGTGGAGCGAATCGAGCACATGCGGGAGCTGTTTGCGCAGGAAATCGCCGATTGCGAGGAAGAATTGCGTGAGGAGCAGGAGTTCAAGGCTGCAATGCGGGAGGCAATGGACGCGCTGAAGCCGGTGGAGCGGGAGGTGATTGCGCTGAAATACAAGGGCGGGCACGGCTGGGAGTACATCGGCTTGATGATGCATATGGATGAAAGCACAGCTAGGCGATATGACAGGAGCGCGTGCGCAGCGCTGGATAAGCGGATCATTTTCGGGAAAATTCGCCGCGCGTGAAAACCTGCCCGTTTTTACCCGTTTTAATGAGCTATAATGTTATCGTGGACAGCCGGAGCGAGGAGGACGCCCCGGCTTTTTCGTGGAGCGCCATATACTACGGCGGGATAAGTCCCCAATGTGCAGGTGGGGGCAGGGACTAAACCGGGTTTAGCAGATGGGCGCGGGGCCTTCCTCCTCCCGCGCCTGCGCCCGGGGAAGGACGCGAGGAACGTGAAGAACGTGAAGCAGACGTCCTTGTAGCGTCTGCTTTTATTTTTCAAGGGAGGCAAATCAATGTACCTTAAAACGCTATCGTTGGGGGATATTCACCCATACGAGCGCAACCCACGAATAAATGATAAAGCCGTTGAACCTGTCATGAAGTCTATCGAAAAAAACGGATACCGGGCGCGAATCATCGTGGACAAGGACGGCGTGATTATCGTGGGCCATACGCGCTACGAGGCCATGAAGCGGCTCGGCTGGACGGAGTGTGAGGTGTGGATCGCCGATGACATGACGCCGGAGCAGATCGCCGATTACCGCATCCGCGACAACTTGACCGCCGATTTCGCCGAGTGGAATTTCAGCGAGTTGGAGGCGGAGATCGAGGAGATGGACTTGGACTTCGATATGTCGGAGTTTGAGGGGTTCGAGGATATACAGGGTGGAATATCTACTGATACACCCACCATAGAAGATGACGAATACGATGAAGATGCACCAACAGAGCAAAAGGCAAAACTTGGGCAGATATACCAGCTTGGACAGCATCGTTTGATGTGCGGCAGCAGCACGGATGAGGATAATGTCGCAGCACTGATGATTGGCGAACATGCGGCTATGCTGTTCACTTCGCCGCCGTATTCCGATATGCGTGAGTATGAAGGTGGCAAGGACCTGAGTGTAGATAATCTGGCACAGTTCATCAAAGTATATCGCCCTTATACGGACTATCAATGTGTGAATCTGGGTATTCAGCGGAAAGATAACGATGTGTATCAGTATTGGGATGAATACATCAGAATCGCCCGCGAGAGCGGATACAAAATGCTTGCATGGAATGTCTGGGATAAAGGCATGACAGGCAATATTGGTCAGACGAGCGCCTTCTTCCCGCTTAGGCATGAATGGGTTTTTGTTTTCGGTACTCAGTTTTATGAGATCAATCTTACGATGGAGAAAAAACCGGACAGCATAACAGATAATCCGGGCAGAAAAACAAAAAGGAATAAGGATGGTAGTTGTGTCGCTCATACTACTGGAGACACATCGCAACCGTACAAGCAGATGGAGTCTGTGCTGTATATGCACCCAGAGTTGAGTAATTATGTACGACATCTGCATCCTGCCACATTCCCTGTCGGGCTTCCGGGTGAATACATCAAAGCAATGACGCAAAAAGATGATATTGTGATTGAACCGTTCGGCGGATCAGGAACGACATTGATTGCATGTGAGCAGACCGGGCGTAAGTGCCGAATCATGGAATTAGAACCGAAGTATGTAGACGTAATCATTGCTAGATGGGAAAAATTCACCGGCGATAAGGCTGTATTGCTGAACGGATAAGGAGTGATTCACGATTGCGAGGCCAACTAAATACGAACAGTGGTTAGAGCCTGATGGTCTGTTGCAAATAGAAGGTTGGGCGCGGGATGGGCTAACAGATGATCAGATAGCCCATAATATGGGCATTGCATATTCAACATTCAGGGACTGGCGCGATAAATTTCCGGCGTTATCGGCGGCCCTAAAACAGGGCAAGGCTCCGGTTGATATCCAAGTCGAAAACGCACTGCTGAAAAAGGCGCTTGGTTTTACGGTATCAATTAAAAAGCCGATAAAACTCAAAACCAAACGCCAGCTTAAAGATAAAGGCACAATCGAAGAAGAGCATATCGAATATGCAGACGAAGAAGTCTACATTCCGCCTGACACGCTGGCTCAGATTTATTGGCTCAAAAATCGCAAGCCGAATAGGTGGCGCGATAAGCCGACGCCAGACATGGGCGCTGGTGACGATCCGTTAATGGAAATGATAAAGAGGTGGGACGATGCGAGCGCCTGGCAGTGAAAAACAGCTTGAGTATTGGCGCAACGCCACCCACCGCTGGAACGTAAAAACTGGAGCTACTCGTTCTGGAAAAACGTACATGGACTACTTCCTGATTCCTCGCCGCCTGATTGCTGTTGAGGGCAAGGAGGGCCTGAACGTCATCCTCGGCAATACCAGAGAGACCATTCGACGAAACATCATCCTGCCGATGCAGGAGATGTACGGGATAAAGCGCGTTGGCAACATCTGTAGCGATAACAGTTGTATGATGTTCGGTCAGCGCGTTTTTTGTTTGGGCGCGGACAACGTGGCGCACGTTGACCGCCTGCGCGGTTCGTCGATCAAATACTGCTACGGCGACGAAGTAACGACCTGGAAGCAGGACGTTTTCGATATGCTGAAAAGCCGACTGGACAAGCCGTACAGCCGGTTTGACGGCACATGCAACCCGGAGAACCCGCGCCACTGGTTCAAGGCATTCCTGGATAGCGACGCCGATATTTACCAGCAGGCGTATACGATTGACGATAATCCGTACCTTGACCCGGCGTTCGTGGAGAATTTGAAGAAGGAATACGCGGGCACGGTGCTGTATGACCGGTATATCCGGGGGCTGTGGGTGGCGGCGGAGGGCGCGATCTACCGCCTGTTTGCCGACAACCCGGATCGGTTTATCGTGGACGACATTCCCGGGCAGACGATCCGGCGGACGGTCATCGGCGTGGACTTCGGCGGCGGCACGAGCGCGCACGCATTCTGCTGCATGGGATACACGACGGGCGGCGCGCTGGTTGTGCTGGATGAATACCGGCAGGGCGCAGCGCTGACGCCTGAGAAGCTGGCGCAGGATTTTGTGGACTTCCTGCGGCGCTGCCGGGCGCGGTGGATCGTGACGGACGTATACTGCGACAGCGCAGAACAGACGCTAATCAACGGACTGCGCGCGGCGTGCGCGGCGGCCGGCGTGGGCGCAAATATCGCCAACGCGCTGAAGCGGCCGATCAATGACCGGATTCGGGCGACCTGCATTTTGATGGGTGCGGGCCGCTTTTTTGTGGCGCGAAACTGCCGGGAGACCATCGACGCGCTGAAGGGCGCGCTGTGGGACGGGAAGTATGTGACAGAAGACGTAAGGCTGGACGACGGCACGACGAACATTGACAGCCTGGACGCGATGGAATACAGCTTCGAGCGGGAGATTCCGGCGCTGATTGACGGATGGAGGATATGACGGGTTATGGCTGAGATTGCCGGACAGATAGACATATTCGGCGAGGAAACGCCGGAGGACGCTGAGTATCAAGCGTTCGTTGACAAATTCAAGCCAAAAAAGACGGCGGACGATTGTTACACGCCGGAGCCGATATATGATGCGGTCGCCGACTGGGTGGCGGCGGAGTACGGCGTCGAGCGGGCGGCGATGGTTCGGCCGTTCTGGCCGGGCGGGGATTACGAACGGTTCGACTATCCGGCAGGGTGCTGTGTGGTGGATAATCCGCCGTTTTCGATCATAACACAGATACAGCGGTTTTACCTGGCGCGCGGGATTCGCTATTTCCTGTTCGCGCCGACGCTTACGCTGTTCTCGGCGCGCGACCTGGACGCGACGTTCATCCCGTGCGGGGTGAAGATTACGTACGAGAACGGGGCGAACGTCAACACCAGCTTCGCAACGAACCTTGACACCTGCCGGGTGCGCAGCGCGCCGGGGCTGTATCAGGCGGTGAAGGCGGCGAACGACGCTAACGTAAAGGCGCAGACGAAGCAGCTTCAGAGATACAGCTATCCGGCGGAGGTGCTGACGGCCGCAGCGGCGTATCAGTACAGCCACTACGGCGTCGAGTACAGGCTGGAAAAGGCCGATTGCACGCGGATTGACGCTATGGACGCGCAGCGGCTTGCCGGGAAGGAGATATTCGGGAGCGGTTTCCTGCTGTCGGAACGTGCAGCGGCAGAACGTGCAGCGGCAGAACGTGCAGCGGCAGAACGTGCAGCGGCAGAACGTGCAGCGGCAGAACGTGCAGCGGCAGAACGTGCAGCGGCGCATGTGTTGGAACTGAGCGAACGGGAACGGGAGATCGTGCGGAGGCTGGGAACAGATAACGCCTGACAGGGGGCGCGGATATGCGGGTATGGGACAATATCAAAAGATGGGGGCGGGGCTTGATGGAAAGGGCCGCGACGGCGACGGGCGTCGCCCGGGAGTATAAAGATGTGTTCGAGCTGGCGGGCGTACCGGCCTACCAGCAGTTCTACGAATTTGGCATTTTCGTCTGGAAATGGCTATACCGGGGCTTTTACCGGCCGTGGCACATCGTGCCGGCACCGACGGCGGCGGACGCGAACGCGCGGCGGGAGCTGTACCGACTGAACACGCCGAAAGCCGTTACCGCTGAAATGGCGTCGCTGGTGTGGGGCGAAGAGTGCGAGATCGACGTCACCATGGACGGACGGCGGGAGCAGCCCGCGGATGGACAGTCCCCGGAGCCTGATCCGCTGAACGAGTTTATCCACTGGGTGCTGCAGGAAAATGCGTTCGGCGAGAAAATGCAGGAATGCATTGAACAGGGGCTTGCGCTGGGCGGCGCGTCGATGAAGGTCTGGCGGGACGCGCGGCGGGACGAAAACGGGAACGAAGTGGAAGGATCGGAGCGAATCAAGATCGGCTACGCGATGGCCGACCAGTTTGTGCCGATTTCGTGGGACAACGCGCGCGTATATGACGCGCTGTTCATTTCCCGGCGGGCGAAGAAGGGCTATTACTATACGCGCCTTGAATGGCATCTGTGGAACGGCGCGACGTACACGGTGCGAAACGAGCTGTACCGGAGCGAGATGCAGAAGGGCGCGAATCCGACGGAATCGCAGGACATTCTCGGAATCCGCTGCCCGCTGGCGGAGCTGTACCCGGAGCTGGACGAGGAGACGGTGATCCCGGTCGGGGAATCGCTGTTCTGCTACTGGCGGACGCCGATTGCGAACAACTTGGACGACAACAGTCCGCTGGGGATGAGCGTATACGGCAACGCGCTGGAGACGCTGCACGCGCTGGACATCTGCTATGATTCGTTCGTGCGCGAATTCCGGCTTGGAAAGAAGCGCATCATGGTGCCGTACAGGTATTTGCGGACGGTCGTCGATCCGACCACGGGCGCGCAGCGGCGCTATTTCGACCCGAACGACGAAACGTATGAGGGAACGGGCGACGACAACGAGACGGGCGGCATCAAGGATATATCCGTGGAGCTGCGCGTCGAGGAGCACGTCGCCGCGCTGAACGCGTTTCTGTCAATCCTGTGCCTGCAGCTTGGCTTTTCCGCGAACACGTTTTCATTCGACGAGCGCAGCGGGATCAAGACTGCGACGGAGGTCGTCAGCGAAAACAGCAAGACGTTTAAGACCATCAAGACCATTCAAAATCAGCTTGAACCGGCGATTGAGCACCTGGTGCGTAACATCATCGACGTGGCAACGCTGTACGACATGGAATGGCAGGGGCAGAAGATCGCGGCGCTTGCGGCGGGCGGCTATCACATCAACGTGGTATTCGACGACGGCGTGACGCAGGACCGGCAGACAAACATCAACGAGGGCGTCATGCTTGTGGGCGCGGGGCTGCTGAGCAAATACAAATTCCTTACCGACCGCAAATTCGGGCAGGGGTTGACGCCGGAAGAAGCGCTTGCGGAGCTGGAGCGAATCAGGCAGGAAGGCACGGCGAACGTGGACGCGATGCTGAGGATGAATACGGCGGAGTGATGCGCGCATGAATCCTGTATTTCTGGACGATATGTCCTGGGCTATGGCGATTGTGTACGAGGCCGCGACGGACGAAATATTGATGAACATGGCGCGGCATCTGCGCAACTTTAAGCCGGGCGAGAAGTTGCCGGGCGCGTTTGAATATCAGGCGCGCAAGCTGGCGGAGATGGGGCAGGTGAACCGGGAGACGCTTGCAATCATGCGGCGGCTTCTTTCCGGTGCTGACGCGGCGCTGGGAAATACGCTGGAAGCGGCGATTGTGGACGCGCTGACGGACGTTGAACCGGCCCTGCGCAGGGCGGCGGAGCGGGGAATGTTTGGCAGCGCGCCCGCGCCCCCGCCGGTATCGCCGCGCATGACGCAGACCTTTCATGCGTTTTATCAGCAGGCCGCGAACCGGCTGAACATGGTGAATACCGTCATGCTGGAAAGCACGGAAAGCGCCTACCAGCAAACGATAGCGGACATTACCAACAAGATCAACCGGACGCAGGAAATCCTGAACACGGCGGCTGGGAATACGGTGGCAGGCGTGGACGATTACAACAAGGCCATGAAGCAGGCCGTTGATAAGATGGTCGACAACCGCCTGATCGGCTTTGTGGATCATGCCGGACACCACTGGACGCCAGAGGCGTATGTGGCGATGGACATCCGCGCGACGACGCTGAACACAAGCCGCGAGGCGTTCTGGGAACGCGAAGGCGATTACGGCGACGACCTGTATTACGTCAGCACGCACGACGGCGCGAGGCCGCTGTGCTATCCCTGGCAGGCGAAGGTCATCAGCCGCGCCGGGCCGCATCGGTGGGTGACGGACGGCGACGGAAAGCCCATACAGGTCTGGGCGCAGAGTGAAACCAGTTACGGAGAACCGGCAGGAATTTTCGGAATCAACTGCAGGCATTTTCCTTTGCTGTTCGTGCCGGGCGTGACGGTGATCCGGGATCAGCCGCAGCCGCAGGAGATCAACGACCGAATCTATCAGGAAAGCCAGCAACAGCGGGCGCTGGAGCGCGAACTTCGGCGGGCAAAGCTGAAGGTGGAGGTTGAGAAGGCGCGCGGGGCCAGCGAGGATGAAATCAATGCCGCGCGGGCGAAGGAACGCCGGGCCAGCGCCGACATACGCCGATTCTGCGAACAGACCGGGCGAAAGCGCAGGCCGGAGCGCGAATACCGGCCCATCAACGCGACATGGCCGGACAAAGACAGCTATAACGCGGCGGACTTCCCGACGGCGATGAAGAACGCGATGAGAGACTATTTTAAGAAGGGAGGGAGCTGAGTGGCATGTGAGCACAAACGGGTGAAATCCGTGAATTGCGTGCTGTACTGCATGGATTGCGGGGCGAAGCTGGACAAGCCCCCGGAGCTGAAACCAGAGAAGAAATCGGAGAAGAATACGGCGAAGAAACCCAAAGCTGATTAAAGCGCCTTTTTACGAGGTGCTTTTTTCATACCATTTGGAGTGTACTTTAAGTCTATGCGGGATCTCCATACCAGCAACAAGGACAGCCTACGGGCCACGCCGCCGGATTGCGGCCACTACTGTCGGGAACCTCGCAACCGCATAGCATCTTATCCAGGTAAGAGCCCGCCACGCGAGGCGACGGCCAGCGGACCACGGCGGGACATTTACACAACCACGTCCGGCGGGACGATAAACACGCGGACGGCCTATCACTCTAACAGGCCGTAAAAAGGAGGGGTATACATGGGTAACATCTTTACCAGGAAAGCCGTTGACGAAATCCTGAGAAACGAGAACCTGACGCCTGAGGAACGGCTTGAGCGCATGATGGCGCTTCAGGGACGCGCGCTGGACGAGGGTTATGTCAGTAAGACAGCCGCGCAGGAAGCGCGGGAGGCGGCGGTGGAAGCCGCCAAGACCGAAGCGCTTAAGGGCGTGAAGACGCCCGATCCCAGGGAAAGCGACGAATACAAGACGCTTGCGGGACAGTTTGAGCAATACAAGACCATGCAGACCGCCCGCGCGTCTGAGGAGTTCAGCGACGTCAAGCCCAAGTTTTTTGAGACCGTATACGGCATGGTAAAGCGCGAGGACGGCGCGAAGCCCGTCAAGGATCAGCTGGCGGACATCCGAAAGGAATATGAGGAGTATTTTTCCGCGCAGCAGCCCGCCCAGCCGAAACCCGCTTTTGGCGCGCCGCTGGAGGGCGCTATGCCCAAGGGCGACGAAGGCGCGCAGGCAGCCTTTGAAAAGGCGTGGGGCTTTGTCCCCAAAGGAAAATCGTAAGACGACAAACGAAAGGATGATAACGCATGGCATTTGTGCAGACCAATGTCAACTACGCGGCGGAGTACAGCCGCGCCCTGGCAAACGCGTATCCCTATCTCTCCTACTTCGGTGCGATTTGGGCTAGTCCGAACAGCACCCTTTACCGTCCCGGCATGGGTAAGACCATGTATATCCCGACGCTGAGCGTTGGCGGCGCGCACGCCGTGAACCGGGACCAGATTACCGGCACGTTCAACCGGAATTGGAACAACGAGTATCAAGCCGTGACACTGGAGATGGACCGCGAGTGGGATACCCTGATTGATCCCATGGACATGAGCGAGAGCGGCGACGTGGCGACCATCGCCAATATCACCCGCACGTTCAATGAGTTTCAGAAGATCCCGGAGCAGGACGCCTACCTGGCCTCCAAGCTGGCGGGATTCGCTTCCAGCTACGGCGGCGTCAGCACGACCAGCCTTGACGCCAGCAACATTCTGGCGCAGTGGGACAACGCCCTGGAGTACATGGTGAACCAGCGCGTCAACCGCGACCGCGTTGTCGCCTACATGACGCCCGGCACCTATAAGCTGCTCAAGCAGGCGACCGGCATGACCCGATTCATCGAAGTGACGAACGGCATCCGCGACGTGGACCGCAACATCGCGCGCCTGGATGGCGTGACGGTGGTCGAGGTTCCGACCGACATGATGAAGACGGCGTACATCTTCACCGAAGGCTGGGCCGTGGACACCACCAACGCGCAGCAGATCAACTTCATTCTGGTTGACCCGATGGGCGTTGCCGCGCCGGTCAAATACGAGACCAGCATGATGTCCGCGCCGACCGCGCAGAGCAAGGGCAAGTACCTGTACTACGAGCGGTACTACTACGGCGCGTTTATTCTCAATCAGCGTCAGGCGAGCGTTTACGCCAACCTGGGCGCGGCTCCCTCCCTCGGCTCCCTGACCGTGACCAGCACTGCGGGCAGCGCGGCGGGCGCGTCCAACGTGGCCGTGGCCGGCAACGGCATCTTCGCGGACGGGAACATCATGGAGGGCCTGAAGCTGGTGTACAGCACCGGCAACAATGCGGCGATTACGCTGACCTATGGCGCGGTTCCCCCGATTGCAAACACCTGGGCGGACGCGACGACCAATCCGATTGCGCTGACCAGCCAGACCGCAGGCAAGTACATCACGGCCGCGCTGGTGAACAAGCAGACCGGCTATGTTGTGGCGGGCGGTTCCACCACGCTGGTAGTCGGGACCTGATGACGGACGGAGGCGGCAAGCATGGCATACCTGACGTATGATGAATATCAGCAGATGGGCGGCACGATGGCGGCGGCCGGTTTTCCGCTGGCCGAACTGAAAGCGCGCAAGCGGATTGACGCACTGACGCAGGGCCGCGTGGCCGGAATGGCGGAGGTCCCTGAAGAGGTCAAAGCCGCCATGATGGAGGCGATCAGCGTGGACGGCGCGTTCAGCGCATCCGCGCAGGCGACCGCGCCGCTTGCCGCTTCCTTTTCAACCGACGGATACAGCGAGAGCTACGGCAGCGCGGAGACGCGCACGGCGGCGATTGAAAAGCAACTGACGGCGGACATCATGACGCTGCTTCAGGGCGTGCTGGACGACAACGGCACGCCGCTGCTGTACGCGGGCGTGGCGACGGCGGGCGACGCCGTATGGTGGGGGGTGTGGCCGTGAGGCTGTGCAACGAAACTGTGACGATCTTCAACGCGCGCCTGAACCCGGACATCGGATATGAGGAATACTATCCGACCGTGCTGACCGGCGTTTCGTGGTATTCGACGGTGGCGGCGAGCGTGGACAGCGGCGGCCTGAACGCGGCGAGCGTGTACACGATCCGCATCCCGGCTGACGTGGACGCGGGCGGCAAGGCATACGCCGACCCGATGGAATACGCCGACGGCGACGCGGAGGAGCTGTGGACGATCAACCAGGGCGACGTGATAGTGAAGGGCGCAGTCACCGAAACGGGGCTGACGCCCGTACAGATCATGCAGCGCTTTGGGGAAATCGTGACCGTGCTGGCCGTGACGGACAACCGGCGCGCGCCCAACGCGCCGCACTGGCGGGTGACGGGCAAATGACGGTTGTTTCACGGCTTGACTGGGCGACAGCGGACGAGCTGATTGCCAAATGCGGCCTGCAGCCCGGCGGGCCGGTACAGAAGTACATCGACCAACGGGTGATTGATTTAAGCCTGCCCTATGTGCCTATGGTGACCGGGGCGCTTGCGGCCAGCGCCAACACGCACAGCGAAATCGGCAGCGGGGAAATCGTATACGATACGCCATACGCGCGGTATCTGTACTACGGCGTTGTGGTGACGGACGAGGACGGCCGGACATGGGTCAATGCGGGCGAACATAAACCCGTAGTAACCGACAGGCCGCTGCAGTACGACACCAGCGCGCACCCGCAGGCGGGCGCATTCTGGGCCGACCGGATGAAGGCCGACCACATGAACGACTTAATCCGGGAGGTGCAGGCGTTTGTCAACCGAAAATAACACGGGCAACCTCCGGGCGTGGCTGCGCGCCTGCCCGGCGGTCGCCCAAAACCGGCGTTTCGGGGCCGACTACCTGGACGACGGGATCAATGAATACGCTGTAATGTCCGTACCGTCTACGCTGGCATACCGGGAGAATATCCTGGGGAAGAATGTCCTGCAGCCCGTGCAGGTACAGAACTTCATTTTGGCCAGCAAGGATGCGTACAGCGCGGACGTGCAGCAGAACCTAGCGAATCTGAAATTCTATCAGGACGTTTCCACGTGGATTCTCGCGCAGAACGACGCGCAGACCTTCCCCGCGTGGGAGGGCGGCGAAATCCGGTCGATTGTCCCGACGATCACCGGCGCGCCGATCCAGACCGGGGCGAACGTGGCCCGGTATCAAATCCAGATTCGCGTGACATGGCGGGTAACGCAATAAGAAAGGATGATTGAATATGCCTGAAAAAATGGCGCGCAAGCTGATGGCGCACTTTATCGACAGCACCTTCGGCGGCGAGACCGCGTCCTGGTATCGCCTAGGCGAGGATTTTGAGGAGTACAGCGTCGAGATGAACCCCGACGTGGAAACCGCGAAGAACATCCTGGGTAATACCACCTTCACCCACAACGGCTACGAGATCAGCGCGGACGGTGAGCCGTTCTACGCCCGCGAGGGAGACGCGCTGTTCGAGAAGCTGCAGACCATCATCGACACGCAGGCGCAGTACACCGGGCTGAAGACCAAGGCGCTTGAAGCGCATCTGTGGGATGCCGGTACGACCGAGGGCACGTACAAGGCGTTTACGCAGGACTGCTACGTCGTGCCGACCAGCTACGGCGGCGACACCAGTGGCTACCAGATTCCGTTTACGGTGTACTATGTCGGAGACAAGACTGCCGGCACCTACAACCTGTCCGCTGGCACCTTTACGCCGACGACCTGATTGATCCTGACGGCGGGGGGCTTTAACACGCCTCCCGCCTTTTTGCACATCGACATACCGACAAACAAGGAGGAACGCAACAATGGCGGATGAAATTCGGGCAATGGAAATTCGGGTGGACGACGGCTCCCGGCGCGTGCCGATCCGGAACACGAACGGGGACGAAATCGGGGTATTCATTTTCCGCCCTACCGATTTGGGAATCATCGACCGATTCAACGCGATGGCAGATGAATTCGACAAGATCACCGAACCGCTGGAGAAGGTCAACGTGAAGCCGGACGGCACGGCGGACGCGACCGACGAAGAGCAGGTCAAGGCGCTGCATGAGGCCGAGGATCGACTGTTCAAGGCAATCGACCGCCTGTTCGACGGCAACGCGAGCGAAGCGTTCTTCGGGAAAATGAACCCGTTTTCGCCGGTCAACGGGAAATTCTATTGCGAGATCATGCTGGAAGCGGTGCGGGAATTCATCAACGGAGAATTCGACGCCGAGGCGAAGCGGATTGACGCACGCATCGGAAAGTACACGAGGAAATATAAGAAATGATTTTTGATCTGCCGAAATCGCTGGAAATCGACGGCGAGGAATGGAAAATCCGCACGGACTACCGGGATATACTGCGTATCCTGCTGGCGTTTGAGGACGCGAACCTTGAGGACGCAGAAAAGCAGTATGTGTGTCTGTTTATCATCTTTCCGGACTTTGAGCGGATTCCCCCGGCGAGGTATGAGGCGTTTTTGCGGGCGGCGATTGAGTTTATCGACCACGGGGCCGGGAAAAACGACCGGCCCGGCCCGCGCACGATGGACTGGGAACAGGACGCTGACATCCTGTTCCCGGCCATCAACACGGTCGCCGGGTACGAGGTGCGGGGCGTCAATTACCTGCATTGGTGGACGTTTGCCGGGTATTTCATGGAAATCCGCGAGGGCGTGGCGTCGACGGTGCTGAACCTTCGAAGCAAGAAGGCGCGGGGAAAGAAACTGGAAAAGTGGGAGCGGGAATTCTGGCAGCAGAACAAAGAAATCTGCCAACTGCACGTCCGCGAGACGGACGAACAGAAAGAAGAGCGGGACAGGCTGAACGCGCTGCTTAACGGCGCTGGCAAATAGATGAAAAGGGGGTGGCGGGGATGGCTGAACACGGCGACGGCGCGATTATCATTGATACGAAGCTGGACAACAGCGGCTTTCGGAAGGGCAGCGCCGAGATGAAAAAGGCCATGGACTCGCTGACCGACACGGCAAAAGAGCTGACGGCGACGGTAACGGACGCGGTTCGGGAGATGGGAAAGGCGACCAGCGGTGCGGCGGCGGAGACGGAGAAGGCTTCCGCGACCAGCACGCGCACGCTGAGCGAAGTGCGCGCAGAGCTGGAAAAGACGCGCCGGAAATGGGACGAGCTGTTCGCCCGGCAGGAAAAGGCGCTGGCGCTGGGCGACGACACCGATTCGCGCGGCTTCCGGGCGCTTGACTATGATATTGAACAGGTCGGCGAGCGCATCCGCGTGCTGGAAGAGGAAGAGACGCGGTTGGCGGCGGCAGAGGCGGCGGCCGACGCGCAGCGTGTGGCCGGGATCGGCAGTCTTGCGGATTCGGCGGCGGAGGCTTCGAGGTATGCCGACGCTTTGTCGGAGATCGAGCGGGCGACGGTGCGCGAGACGCGGGGGATGCGCGTATGGTCTGCGCTGAAGGGCAGCGTGACCGGCGCGCTAACCGGGATCAGGGACGGCGCGGTCAAAGCTGCGCAGGGCTTTGCGGCGCTGGGACAGAGCGCGGACGGGGCGAGTAAAAAGCTGAACGTGAAGCGGGTGCTGATGTATACGCTGGGCATCCAGTCTATGTATTCGCTGGTGCGAAAGGCGAAGCAGTATTTTCAGGAGGGATTCGGAAACCTCGCCAAATACAGCGCGCCGGTCAAAAGCGCGATGGCGTCTATCAATGGGGCGCTGGGGACGCTGAAAGGCAGCCTGGCGACGGCGTTCGCGCCGATATATACGGCGGCAGCGCCCGCACTGACGTATCTGATTAACCTGCTGGCGCAGGCGGCAAACTACGTCGGGCAGCTATTCGCGGCGCTGACCGGGCAGACGTCGTACATGAAAGCCGTTTCGACGGGTATCTCAAACATCGGCAGCGCGGCGGGGAGCGCGGCGGGCAGCGCGAAGAAGCTCAGGCGGGAGCTGGCTGGCTTTGACGAGCTGAACGTATTGTCGGACAATTCCGGCGGCGGCGGCGGAGGAGGTGGCTCTGGCGCTGGTTACAAATTCGAGGAAAACCCGATCAGTCAGGCGGTTATCGGATTCTCCGACGCGATCAAGACGGCGCTGGAGGACCAGTTCAGCAAGATCGGCCTGATTATCGCAGGCGGCGCGGCGGTCATCGGCGCGATACTGACGTTCAGCGGGATCAATGTTCCCCTGGGCATTGCCATGATGGTTTCGGGTTTGTCCGCCGGGTTCGCGATTGTCGCGCAGCACTGGGACAGCATGCCGGACGAGCTGAAGCGCATTGTGACGATTATCGAGGGCGTGTTGGGCGGCGCGCTGCTGGCCATCGGCGCGATTCTGACGTTCAGCGGGTCCGATATTCCGCTTGGCATTGCGCTAATGGCGGCCGGCGCGGTGACGCTGGCGAGCGCGGTTGCGGTCAACTGGAATATCATCACTGAAAAGCTGAAAGGGCCGATTGGCGCAATTGTAACGCTGGTCAGCGGCGCGCTTCTTGCGCTGGGTATTCTAGCAATCGTCGGCGGACACATTCCTCTTGGCCTTGGCCTGCTGGTTGCGGGCGCGGCTGGCATGGCGACGACGGTTAGCGCGAACTGGAATATCATTAAGGAAAAACTACAGGGTCCGCTTGGCATAATCACAGGAATTATTTCCGGGGCATTGCTGGTGCTTGGTATACTGCTACTGGTTGCCGGGAACATTCCGCTGGGCCTTGGGCTGATCCTTGCGGGTGCTACTGGGCTTGTGGCCGCAATTGCGCCAAACTGGGACAATATTGTACAGTTTGGCAAAGACGTGATTCAGTGCATCAAAGACGGCCTGCTTGCCGCGTGGGAAGGGATTACCGGGTGGTTGGATAAACATATTTTTCAGCCGTTCATGACGGCCTTCAAATGGCTATTCGGGATTAATTCGCCGTCAACGGTCATGTCCGAACAGGGCGGATTTATGATCGAAGGCCTGCTGGGCGGCATGGAAACGGGAATGACCGGAATTGCCGGATGGATCAAGAAAATTATCGTCGACCCGATTCTTGCCGGACTGGGCGGTCTGTTCGGCTTTGGAGAAAAGAAAGACAAGACGGAAACGTATTATACCGTATACGTGAAGCTGGCAAAATCCGGATGGACAACCGTTTCTAACTGGGTAAAAGAACAGGATAAGACAACGCCGACCGTCAGCATTGCCGCGAAGATCACGACACAGACGCGGGCGCTATTCAGCACCTATTTGTCGGTCTGGAGCCTGAGTAAACCGACACTACCAATGCAGGCCAAGATTGTCACGACGCCGAAAGCGCTGTGGGACAGCATGGCAACGGCGCGAAGCGCGCTGCTTTCCAGGTTTCCCGTGTCGCTGAACGCGAATATCGTTACGGCGGCCGGGACGTTCTGGAACAATCTGGTAACGGCGAGGAAGGCGTTATTCAGCAATTACCTTGTCTCCCTGAACGCGCGTATCACCACGACCGGGGCGGCGCTGTGGAACAGTCTGGCTACTGCAAGGAAAACCATATTCAGCAGCTTTGCCGTATCGCTGAACGCGCAGATTCTTACCAATGCCACTTCGCTGTGGAACGGGATTTCTGCTGTGCGGTCAGCGTTATTGCAAAAGTATTCGGTATCGTTAAACGCAGCGATTATAACAAGCGCCGCTACGCTATGGAATGGCCTTAAAAACGCAAGAGTACCATTGTTTCATAGTTACTCCGTATCGTTAAACGCAGCAATTGTAACAAGCGCCGCTACACTATGGAATGGGCTCAAAACAACAAGATCAACGTTGTTCCACGGATTTACAGTGTCGTTAAACGCTGGCATAATTACCAGCGCGGCCACGCTATGGAACAACCTGGCACCCGCCAGGTCACTTTTGTTGAGCAAATTTGCGGTATCATTGAACGCCAGTATAGTAAGCAGTGCGGATGCATTGTGGCGCAGTATGGCGACAACGCTTGCACAGTTGAAGAAAAACTATACTGTTGCATTAAGCGGGAAGATCGATATTGACATGGCCGCAAGTGCTGCTGCTTTGTGGAAAAAGTTTCTCGATGCGTGGAACAGCACAAAGAAGGATTTGACTGTAACGATCCAGGCAAAAACTAGCGGCTTTGATGTTGAACGCACAAGCGGCGGCGGGAGTACGCGCGGCGGTGGAAGCGGCGGTTCTTTCCGTGCCCTCGGCGGCATCATTCCTGACGGTTTGCGCGGCATGGTGAAGAACATCCCGCAGTACGCGCGGGGTACGCTGGCGGCGCATGGGACAATGTTTGTTGCCGGGGAGAACGGACCGGAGATCATGGGCCACATCAACGGCAAGACGGAAATCCTGAACCGGAGCCAGATTGCGGCGGCGATGTACGCGGCGACGACGCGCGCGCTGCACAACGTCCAGTACCGCGCGCCCGCGATGGCGAGCGGCAGCGTATTGCCCTACGCGGTGGCGGCGCAGTACGCGCGGGAGACCGAACGCCTGCAGAGCACGATCGAGGCGAGCAACGAAGACATGACGCAGGCGGTTATCAGCGCAATTTCCAGCGCGGCGCTGGCGATTGTTGGCGCGGTCCAGAAGTACAGCGGCGGCAGCACGGGCAGCGGCGGGCCGAGCGCGCAGAACATTATTGACGAAATCAACCGGAGAACGAACATGTTTAACCGGTCGCCGCTGAAGGGGTGACGAAATGGCGAAGCCGATCTTGAAAATCAACGGACATGATTATACGGATTACGTAGAGAGCATGGAGCCGACGGTCAACGCCCTGGACGCCGAAGGCAGTGGGCGCGACGTGCAGACCGGGCAAATGTTCCGCACGATGGTCGCGAAGAAACAGAGCTGGTCCGTCACTATGACGCGCATGCCTGCGGCGCTGCAAAAGCAGTTGATTGCGGACATCATGAGCAGCGAGTTCTACAACGCGACCATCCTTGATCCGACAACCGGCGCGCAGGCGGTGAAGACGGTGTACACATCCTCTACGCCCTGCGGCAGCATGCGTTACATTCGGGATACGGGCGACGTCGTCTACGACGGCGTCGCCTTTTCGATGATAGAGCGATAGGAGGCGCGAAAATGGCGTACACAAAAACAACGTGGATTCCGGACGAAACGGTGGTCAGCGCGGCGCTGCTGAACCACATGGAAGACGGAATCGCCGCGAACGACGCGGCGGTGACGGACGCAGTTATGTTCAGCGAGCAGGAATTGACGGACGATCAGCAGGCGCAGGCGCGGTCAAACATCGGCGCGGCGGCGCAATCCGACATGACAACCGCGCAGACCGCGCTTGCGAGCCTGCAAACGGCGGTTCCGAATCTGGCTTCCGTGATCGAGAATACCGCCTCCGGTGCGGTGGCGTCGTTTACGGACGGCGCGGCGGCCCCGATTAAACAGCTTACGGCGCAGGTCAAAGCGGCGCAGAGCTTTAACGGTTACGACCACCCGTGGGCACCGGGCGGCGGGAGGAATTTGCTGGAGAACAACTTCCCCAGCAGGTCAACGCAAAATTACACTCTTGCCAGAAATAATGATGGTACATTTACCCTCAACGCCACGCTAACGGCTTCGACTGTCGTCATTTTTAATTTTTCACTTGATAACGCCAGTTCTCCCCAAAACGACTTAAAAAAGCATTTGCTTAATGGAACGTACTTTTTGACAACTAACAACACCAGAGGTTCCATATCGATGCAGGTATGTGCGTCAAATTCTGAGAGCAGCACAAGCGATATTCAGATATTGTTTGGTAATAAGGCTGGGACTGTAACAATAGACGATACTTACAAATACAATTGGGTGAGGATAGTTGTTGGCGCCGGGACATACACCAACGAGGTCATCGCTCCGGTAGTCTGCCTTTCCACAGAAACGGACACCAGCTATGCCCCTTACTCCAACATCTGTCCGATCACCGGGTGGACGGGGGCAGAAATATGGGACGACCCGAAATATGGCGGACTTATTGAATGGAATCAGCTGGTAAAAAATGGCAATTTTGCAAACGGGACTAGAGACTGGGCTGGCAGTGGCGCTACTATTTCAGCCTCAGATGGTGTCCTCACGGTAACAAAAAACGAAAATACTAGCGCTGGCGTTGGTTATGCCCGACAGACTTTTACTATGACTGTTGGTCATAAATATATATTTGCATGTGACTACAAGGGAATTGCCGGAAAACAGCTTACTCTATTTACTAACGCCGGTGGCGCCGGAATGACGCCGGTCATTCCGACTGATTCAAATTGGCATACGGCTATGAAATGTGTCAATGTTATAGCTTCTCCGACTGTGCCATGTATATTATGGCTGAATTACGCGACGACAACGGGGGATAATGTCGCACAATTCAGAAATGTTTTTTACGTTGATCTGACGCAGGCTTTCGGCTCCACCGTTGCGGATTATATCTACTCTCTGGAACAAGCGAATGCCGGGGCAGGCGTGGCGTACTTCCGTGAATTGTTCCCGAAAGACTATTATGACTATAACGCGGGTCAGAGTATGAGCGTAAGCCAAGTCAATGGAGACCCTTACCGATATTACTCTATTACTTTCCCAGCTGGCGCTGGTACGGTATACGGCGGTACGCTGACGATCCATGAGGACGGGTCGGGCACGCTGATTTCCACGCACGCGCTGCTGACGATGGACGGCAGCACGATCGGCAGGAAATTCGGCAGCAAGAGCGGATCGGCGAATTATGACGAGTATTACCTCTCGGTCGCGGACGGGTATACGTTCGGCATTTCCGGCAGTTATGTCCCGCAGGCGGACGCCAATGCAAACGGCCTGATCTGCTCCGTTTCGCCGTACTACGACTTTACTTCGGCGTATCGGATCACGTTCACCGCGTATATCTCCGCTTCATACGGGCTGCAGCTGCGTATCCGGTTTGCGCTGGGAATTGGCTATGACACGCTGGATGCCGCAAACCAATTTTTGGCGGATTTGTACGCAGCGGGAACGCCGGTTGAATTTTGTTACCCGCTCAAAGAAGCGACGACATATGAGCTTACAGCCGAACAGGTCAGCACGATTTTGGGCGAAAACCATGTGTGGGCCGACACTGGCAACGTAAGCCTGACCTATCGCGCGGACACAAAGTTGTACATTGACGCCAGGATTTCCGAGGCGCTGGCGCAGGGGGCGAACTGATGCAGCAGAGGAGCGAGCTTTGGAAGAGCATTGTTGAATCCGGCGACTTCACGATGCTTGCGACGGCGTATATTCAGGGGCTTCGATTCGACATGATTTCCGCGCCGACAATCGAGCGGGGTTTAATGCAAGAGAATCTGTCTGTCGGGAACTGCTCGACGGCGCTTTTGAAAATGTCTGTTTTGCCGACAGAAACGGAGAGTACGGAGACCCTGACGCGAAGGGACCTGCCGATTGTTGACACCTTTGTCGCCGACAGCATGACGTGCGCGGGGAACGGTATTCCGAGGTCTGCCAAAGTGCGAATTACCATGCAAGTGACTGACGGTGAGCGGATGAGCGAGGAAATCCCGGCGGGCAGCTTCTACCTCAGCCGACGTCAGCGCGATCCTGTCAGCGGTTTGCTGACGATAGAATGCTATGACGCAATGCTCAAAGCGAATGCTGCTTACACACAGACGGGCAATTATCCAAAGCCGATGGCGACCGTAGTTGATGAAATCGCGGCGGCGCTGGGCGTTGAGCTGGATGCGCGTACAGAAATCCAGAGTGGGGAGGACTACATGATTCCCCTTCCGGACGCCAACACCAGCATGCACGACGTGCTGGGCGGCATTGCCGGCGCGCATGGCGGTAACTGGATTATTACGCCGGAGAACCGCCTGCGGCTGATTCGGATGAACGAAAACAGCGGCACAGTGGCAATCATTGGCGTGACTGAGCGGTTGACGGTAGGCCGCACGCAGACGATCACCGGCCTGCGCGTGCAGACGGACACGGGCGATCAGATGTACGGGACGGACGACGGCGCGGTGGTCGTTACCTCGACGCCTTACCTGACACATGGAAGCGCCGAACGGCTGACGGCATGGCTGCTGGGAATGAGCTATCAGGCTTACGCGCTGGCCGGCGCAATCTACGATCCGGCGGCGGAGCTGGGCGACGCGCTGGTCAGCCGCGATGATGTCACCGGGATTCTGGTTTCAGAAGCCGCGACATATAACCTGGCTTTCCGCGGCAGTCTGAGCGCGCCGGAGGATACGGAAATCGAGGACGAGTATCCGTACATCGGCGCAACGGCGGAGATGCAGCAGCAGATTCGGCGGCTGAATCGCATTGTGGCGGACAGCGTGACGACGAACGAGCTGGAGGCGGTGACGGCAAGGCTTGACAATCTGAGCGTTGACGACATCCGCGCGGGCATCATCCATTCGGCCGACTATGCATATGTGCAGATTCCGCTTTTGTACCCGGCGGCGGACGTATATCCGGCGGATGACACATACGCCTCAAACGGCGAGTATGTCACGAGTGGATTTGCAATTGACTTTGGAACCGGTCAGATATACGGCGGGATATACAGCGGAGAGATGGCCTCCATGAAAGCGGACATTGAGACGCTGCAGGAGCAGGTCCTTGCGCTTCAAAACCAGCTAACCTACCCGAAGGCATAAGCAGAAAGGCGGTGCAGAAATGGCTTACACACCTTATTATTCCGGCGGATGGCAGAACAATGAAGAGGGCGGCACGCCGATCAACGCGGCGGCGCTGAACAACATGGAATCGGGAATCGGCGCGGCGGTGCAACGAACGGGCGACACAATGACGGGGAATTTGACGGTCCAGGGGAATTTGTATCCGTCCGTTATCCTAAAACCGACGAACAACGACACCACAATGCGTGGCATCGTCGAGGGGTCATACTCCGGGAACGTGGCGCTGTCTATCTACGAGGATTCCAGCGGCAATAACCGGCGCATGGTGCAGGTGCAGTCGGCAAGCAGCGCGAGCAGCCTGGACAACGCTTTGATCCTGCGCGATGGCGTGAACGGGACAATCACCAATTATCGCGTGTTTCACAGCGGCATGGCGACGCCGGTTCCAGTGGCGAACGGCGGCACGGGCGCGAACAGCGCGGCAGGGGCGCGGACGAGCCTTGATATCGAGAAAGACAATTTCAGCGCAAGCGTTACGTTGATCGTTGGCGCGGCCCATGCGATTTTTACGCGGTTTGGAAAATTATGTCACATCAATTACCAGAGCGCGCTGCTATCGACGCTGGACAATCCGCTGGTTTCGACAAGCCAGCTTTTTGTCTTGCCCGTCAACTACCGGCCTGCAGAACAGTTCGC